TGAACCCGCGATCACATAAAAACCACTGAGCCAACCCTGATAGTCCGAATGTATAGACGGAGCGGACAAAGCTGCCTACTGGGCCAACCCAGCAGCTTTGCCTCGCGACACACCGTCGTGAGGACTATCACTATTGCAGATGACACGTCAATATGCTAGTGTTGGGTATGCCTTACAATGTAAACCAATTTGCAACCAGACGTTTGTTCGAGCTACCGGTAGCAGTCTTTGATTTTGAGACGACAGGTGTAGACACAAATCAGTGCCGTGCAGTTGAGATGGCAATCGTACATTTAGACCTTGGTTTGAGTAATGTAAAAACTGTTTATAGGCAACGATTCAATCCTGGTGTACCAATACCATCAGGAGCGTCTAATGTGCATGGCATATATGACAAAGATGTTCTGGACGAGCCTACCTTTATTGAATGTTGGCCTGATATACAAAGCCATTTAGAGGGAAGAGTTTTAGCAGCGTATAATCTACCGTTTGATTGGCAGTTATTGAATCAAGAGTATCGTAAGGGCTGTATATGGAAACCGACACAGCAGATACAGATGGATTATGGCGAACAGATGTTTGGTATTTGTGGACTTGTAATGGCTAGAGCAATCGACAGGATAAAAGGTCGTGGTGTACATAAGTTAGAAAAGGTGTGTTTGCGTAGGGGCATAGAGTTGTCAAATGCACACGAGGCGTCTGCAGATGCAGTAGCAACAGGTCAGCTTATAGAGGTATTACTGAGAGAGGTTAGTCAGCAACGTCGTTACAAGTTCGATACGGTTCGAGACTTTTGGGCTTGGCAGCGTATAGAAGGTATTAGGCAAGAAGAGCGTTTGAGACGGTGGTTGGTCAGCAAGAATAGACCTAGTCCAGTATGGCCTTGGACGGATTACTGATGAGCAGGGGTGAAGAGGCATATAGGTTTCGGCAGATGTATCGTTGTAGCTGGTTGATGGTAGCCAAGGAAGTAGGTTATTGTAACAGTCAATCTGCGTTACGTGCAGCTCGGAATTATGCAAGACGTAGTAAATCACCGTGGCCATTGAAGAAGGCGAGTAAGGGTGCTTGCATATATAAGAGTCGTCAGCATGGTATGACCTGGATGGCGATTGCCAAGAACTACAATCAGACGATAGCAGCGATACAGCGTTGTGCTTACAAGTGGGCTAAGCGATACGACCATAAGTGGCCACCACGTTAGAAGTAAGTACTTGCTTCGTTATATATTTCGTATTCAGGTACATCTTCTATTTTGGCGATAAATGCTATAAGCCAAATGAAGTTAGGCGTGCTTGGTTCTCTGAGGTCTGTAACCCATGATGTGATTGTGTTCTCTGCTACGTTTATCTTCTTGGCTAGTTCTTTTTGTTGCACTTTATTTTGTCTGAGTTTGATTTTGAGCCATTTACCGAATGTCATATTATCTCCTAGAATGGAAGTGGCCACATTACGTTTTGTATGTGGTCAGGTATATCTTTGTTATTTAGTCTTGGTATAGTCACGCATCGTTCACCGTTGGCATCGTGACCCCAGGAGTACCAACCATTGTAAGCCTTTCTGGAAAACATTTCAAGTTTTGTTTGTTCTGGATGCATACGAGATATGCGTTCGATGAACTCTAGTGGTTTACTGCTGTGATGTGTTCTACGTTTTTGTAGGAACTGTCTTTCGTTACGTGTGCCTCTTGGTTTTGGTATAGCACCTTTTGTACCGACGATGCAGTATTCGATGGATGACATTGTGTAGTATCCTGGGTTTGTGATGATTTTGTCCCATACGAATGCTACAGTTTTGTATTTAAATCCCCACGCTTGTAGAACTTCTATGGATATGTCTAGTTGTGGTCCAGTCGTCCACATATACATAATGCAGTTTTTATTGCACAGGTGTTGTACGTTCATATCCTTGAGTTCTTGTGGTGTCATTGTAGGGTAGTGGTCTGATGCAGCCCCTGTTTCGTTGGCTTGTTTATTGAGGAACGTTCTACCTGCGTAGTCCCATGGTGGGTCAGTGAGTAATACATCGAATGTTTGTGGTGGTTCGTGGTCAGGTGGTGGTTGTGGTTCCAGCACATTACGAAACATATCCAGTTGAATCATTTGTCTTTGTCCTTGTGTACTCCAAATGAAGCGTATGATTCTGAGGTAGTGAGTCTGTCGATGAGGTTATCTCTGTCGGTTTTATTTTTGGTAAGCAGCTTTGCTAGCTTTTGTATATTACGAACGGACAGGTCTAGGTTTTGGAAGAGGTCTTCGGTATTTGTATCGTATTCATCTAGTAGTATTTGCTTAGCGTCTGGCACAATCTTTTTACGTTCTTTGGTTGCATATCCTACGACACCGAGGGACATTTGTTTTGGTGGTTGGTCTTTTGTAGCCAGTTTAATTTGTGGTTCTAGGTTTCGTATGATTTCTTTTGCAGCGATGTATCGTTTGATAATGTCTTTGGATTGGTACATATCATCGAAGTGTTTGCATTTTGGTGCGTATGGGCATCTGATGCAACCGATACCTGGGTTTGGTGTAAGTTGTTTATCGAGAGTGTTGAGTGCGAGTTCGATGTCTTCTTTCCATTCGTGCAGGGTTTCTGACTCTAGGTTAGCGTTAAGTTCTCTGGTGTAGATTGCTTTTGTTCTAAGGTTGGCGATTTCCAGGATGATTAGATCTGGTTTGTATTTGAGCCATACGACGACGGCTTGGCATCGTCTTTGGAAGGAGTCTAGTTCTTCTCTGTTTGCCATCCAGGATGTTTTGTAGTCTCTGATTGTGGCGATGGTTATGTTTTTCTGTGCATACTCATCGTATTCTTGTTTTATTTCGACGACATCAAGGAGTGTTCTAAAGCGTGCGCTTTTGTGAAAGTATTCAACTTCTTCCCAATCTTTGTTGTATGCAAAGGGGTGTTCGTGGGTGATGCCGTCACCGTTGGGTACGGGATGTCTAGCGTGGTATTCTAGAGCCAACCTTGCCCCTTCTAGAGCTTGTTTTAGGGGCGAAGGTGGTTCTGGAACGTTGTCATATGCCCGACCTTTTGTGCAGTATCTTTCGACTATTTTGTCAGCGATGATACGTGGTTCTTCGTCAGGAAGCTGTCCTATTTTTTCTAATACTGCGTGAGCTACAATCCCGGTATGGAATATAGACCGGTCGTATTTCAATCCTTTTTTCCAAAGTGTAACTGCGTGGGGGCAGTGATCGGAGTGTAGCTTGATTGTAGTCGGGTGATATGCCATATTATTTGCCGTTATTAGAGGTTATTTTAGCAAACATTTTGGTGATGTTTGGGTTTGTAATGGTACCTGTGAGTGGGTATGTAGGTTTACATAGCACTTCTTTGTGGCCTTCGAGGATAAGATGTCTATTGACTTGGTCTTTATCTTGAGGATTTTGTGCAGCGAACAGGAATCCGACGAAGTTAAAGAACTGAGCGATTTCACCGGAGGTTTTCTTACCTTCGAAAGCTGGTCTAAGGTGTCGTTGTCCTGTGCTTTCTTCGTATGTAGTTTCGAGTAGAGCTAGGCATACGATGTTCTTTGGTATTTGTCGCAGTGCTCTCATGAACTTTCTCATATTGTCTGCGAGTTTTCCCCAATCTTGTAGTTTCATTGTGTTTCTCCCGTGTCCTGTGAGTTCATCTTTGAAGAGTCTTTGAACTTCCGAGAGGGAATCGATGACAAGTGAATTATATTTTGTCCAGTTTTTGGGGTTGTCTCTGATGTCTCTGAGAACTTCCCATAGGGTTTGCACACTATTGATGTGTATAAGGTCGGCATTTGGGTTTGAGTGCATAATACTAGCTTGACCGTTTGGTTCTGTAAGTAGAATGAGTGGTTTTGGGCTAGTTGCAGCGAGGAAAGACTTACCGGCACCGGAGTCACCGTAGATAAGACATTTGATATAAGTTTGAGCGCGTTGTTTACCAGCATTTACAATTTGAAACTGCATTTTGTGTCCTTTTGTTTATTGATTTTGGTTGTCCACAATACAAATAGTGTGTGGTTATTTAGTAATATATTGACACACTTTGTATTTGTCAATACATTTATTTTATGACATTGGATGAAATCCTAAAAATCCTTGGTAAGGAAGAAGCAACTAGAGTCGCACAGTGTGGGAAGAATGCTTCTTGGCACTGGTATCAGAAAGGTGCGAAAAGAAAAGTCCCAAATATATCAATTTTGGTAGCTTGGGCAGACCATTTAGAGTTAACAGATGCAGATTTGGGTGAGTTAATACGCGACAGTAATCGAATAAGGACGGCAATATTTGAGTTGTTGGCACAGGATGATAAAGTTCGTTTGAAGAAACGCAGTGTTTTACGTCGTTCTTTGGCCAGGGAGATAGCTGAAGAGGTAGAAAATTTACGCAAAACAGAGCAACTTGAGAAAGAGATACGAGCCCAGCAGAAGGAAATAGCTTTACAGCAAGAAGCAGAGGCTCAGAAGTTAGAGGATGAGCGATTGAAGCGACTAGAACAAATAAGAAT